GCCCCCAGGAGAGCCCCCAGGAGAGCCCCCAGGAGAGCCACCAGGAGAGCCCCCAGGAGAGCCACCAGGAGAGCCGCCAGGAGAGCCACCAGGAGAGCCCCCAGGAGAGCCCCCAGGAGAGCCAGAACCAACACGGTTCTCTGCGTACATGAATTTCCCATCTTCCGACCATTTGCATACAGACTTACAGGGGTTCGCATTTGCACCCGAATCATAACTGTTATACGTCGCATTTGTACCAGGTGAACCCATTAATCCACTCCACCAAGAGGCCCAGTCATTCGGTTTTACCCAATAGCCCGCACATGGATTACAAGATGAATCCCAACCCATATTCTTATTATTATTAGTGGTGTCAATTATCCCATATTCCGTACACTTTAGTCCAGCACCGGTTTTCTTGAGTTGTGCAGTCGTTTTACAGCCGGTGTCCGCTGTCCCACCCGTCCTCTGTTGAAATCCGTTTGTCAGATCATAGGAAAAACACGCCGAATCAATCGTTGCTCCTGGAAGAACACCGCCATAAAAGGTCTGTCCTCCAAGAGTCACATAGGAGCCGCCGCCCGCTGATACAGATGTGGCTGCAGAGCCAGATCCTGCCGTAGAACTTGTAGTGCTAACGATACCACTCGGGTCCGTATCGCCCGTATGAGTACGCACAATTAGATTATTTTTATACGCATCAAGGCCGATTGCCACCGTCGAAAACACATCACCACCAATGTCTACAATGTGCTTTCTGTAGCCACCATTCACGAATGTATTGCTATTTACGTACAGCCAAAAAGACACCGTGTAGTCGCCGCCTTCATACGGAAGTCGAAAGGCGGGAATAGCGGAAGTATACGCTTTGCTCGTCTGAATACTTCTGCCGATGATTACATCGGCCGTTCCTCCACCCCCGCTTTTGAATAAAAATTTATACACGTAGTATAAGACAAAAAACCCTACAGCAATAACCAGAGAAAATATAACAAAACGTATGACCGGAGTACCACGTTTTAACAACGGCGGTACTTCATCCGGATATCTACTGTTTCGACGCGGGGGTCCATACATTCTACTTATACTGTCGAACATTTTCCGGCACACGCCGTTACTATTGGTAGACTGTCTCTACGGAATAAATCGGCGGTATAACAGGAATTACTTCCCGCTTATCTGGGAAAAAACAGGACAAATCAAAACAAATGGTCTTTATAAAATTAGTAAACACGGACACATTTGACATATCGACTATCTCGTAGGATTTGGACGTGGCGACAATCTGCATACCCAACACATTTCCACGTGTATCTGTCATCCGCCGATATACGTTCTCCACATCTGTCGGCGTCTGATGACTCGTAAAATATGTGAACATTGCTGCACTGCCGGAAAGAGTTATGTCACCAACGCGAACAGCAGGGCACGCAGTTAGCGTAGTGGAAAAATTCTTCTGGGCCCTCTTTGAGAGAACGAGTCTGTCATTATAATATACGAAGATCTGTCTTCCCTGTTTGGAGATAGTAATCATGGTCCACTTCTGTTCCGGGATAGGGGGGAGAGCATGTGATTCTACCCCATAGGTGCCGTTATCGAGCGTTTTCACGTAGAGTTGCGTTGATACGGACTCTTGACGACTCGCGTCGGGCGTTTTCAAAATTTCGATTTTAAACGTTCTCTGAATATTGATTAAATTTCTGTAGCCGTTGTGCTGGCAATTATCGCAATTTATGTCGACGCATTTACAATCCCCATACATCCCACTTATAGGATTGGGGCCACCTGATCCACCGTCGACGGCCTGGCCCATTCGTATATTCCCGTCTAAGTATACGAACATTTGTACGGCCTCGTCATAATCGTTCAGGAAAATCTTTCGGGTGTCCGATTCACCTATGATAATTGTTTTGTCAGGTGTATCGGCCGGATTCGGGGTTAGCGGAAATGGCCCCTTGCTTGTAACGCTGGCAGATTTTCCAGGAGTGAAGATGGAATAGAGAAATACAATCAAAATTACAATGCCAAATCCAATGATGAATTTCAATAAAGTTGACATTTCAAAAGGGTTGCCCTTTTGTAAACGGGGGGGCATACTAAATACTAACGATTGTTAGGAAAATTAACTAGAATGCGTATACATTCTTACTCGCAGGACTACTTGAATAGATCTGAATCGATTTCGGTGGAAGTATGGCGTCCCAGTAATTGAAATTGCCCGTTCGACAGCTGGTGGAAAATTCGGGGGATCCGAAAAAGTTCGTGGGAGGGGAGCCAGGGTATGCGTACAACTCCGTTACCCCAGACGTTTTTGTGGTGAGTAATAATTCTCCATTTATATATGTTTCTATGAAATTCGGATCGACTGCGAGTGTTACACGAAAGGGTGTTCCCAAGGGGATATTTTTGATTGGCTTAGATGTTTGCCAGCCCAGGGATCCAAGAGGGGCTGTGCTGCCACTTGAGCCCGTGGCCTCCATAGCAGTCCCACAATAGTACGATACATACATATCATTCACAACCGGGTCAATATACACACAAATATTACCTGAATTCGCCGTAACCGCCGAATGAATTGTTGCAATAGCAGTAGGTGTTACAGCTGAATCGCCCTGTGATGTCAAGTACTTACCCTGCGTATCTGTCCCCGTCTTGTTCCCATTATAGAAGACCACGCGATAGGCCCCGTTGTTTAGTGAACTTCCTAAATAAACATCAAATGAGACGGTATACGCAACCTGTTTTATCTCGCTGAATTGCGTAGAGACGTAGGGACCAATCGCCGACACCGGATAGGCGCTCTGTTGTGTAGGACCCAGTCCTACAATCGACATAACAGATGCCGCCTTAGGATCCAGAACAAACGTACCAAAACTCGTATAATGAAACACCTTTAGGATTAGAAAGGCACTTGTCACAAAAAGAGAGGATAAGAATATATATTTCATGACAGATTGTATGACGCTCGGATTCCCGCTCGGATTCCTCTGCTGTTCTAGACGCCGTTCCCAATCAACGTCACGCTGCGCCCCTCCTGTTGTACTTTGAGAGCCGCCCATTACTATTATACCGTTAAATATAAAAGTTATTATGCCTAATTGCCATTAACCCCCTTAATCCTTTCCCTTTTCAAAAGAATACCACAAAACTGCACCGAGAACGAACATAAGCCCGCCGCCAAGCAGACCACCTTTTATCATTGAGCGTAAATCAAGTTCGTCGAGCGTGTCCTGATTAATGACGGGTGTCTTTCCACGTGCCCCAATACGGCGATAATAATACACGACCTCCGATTCGAGTAGTCGGGGCTTTCCCAAACTCTCGTTCACTTCGTTATGCAAATTCACAGTCCACCGAAATAGGTCGTCGCGGCGATCCAAATGTGGCGTAAGCGGATTCTTCTGCAGATGTTTCTCATAATGTTCGCGACAGACCGGACAAGGTATCAAAAAGGCCAGCGACTCGTAGAATTCCTTCGCAGCCTTTTTGTGACCGTATGTAGGATTTGTGGGATATCCAAGTGCGACAATATGGATCGTATGCCAAAAGAGGGGTCCCCACACTGCCGGTGGAACTTTCATTCTATACGATGTTCGCATTAAATAGATTCGTCATGATACGCATTTACCGTGATGTGCTGAAGTTAAGTACCCCCTAAAGGGGGTACTTATATTATGCCTACATCACTACTGTAGGCATGTAGGCTAAGTTAGGTACACCCTCGGGGTGTACCTAACTTAGCCTACATGCCGTTATGTTAGGTCTAAACAAGGCACGTATATGACTATGTAAAGTGATGAAGCCAAATGTATATTGTACCAATTGCGGAAAACAGGGGCACATGACGAAACAGTGCGAACAACCTATTACAAGTTTCGGGGCGATCGTATTTCGTGTTCGCGGTCAGTGGAACCAGGCGACATCCCTTATTAGCTCGGATTCATCGATTACCGGATTCGAGACGGTCCCCAACAAGGATATCGAGTATCTCCTTATTCAACGGAAGGACAGTCTCGGCTTCATCGACATTATGCGGGGGAAATACAAGCCGGACGACTACGACTATATTCGCCAACAGGTTCGCGGAATGACTCGGGGCGAGCAAGAGCGCCTGCTAACACTGCCGTTTGACACCCTCTGGGAGCAGCTCTGGGGGCCACCCATCGAGGGTACGAATCATTACAGGCACGAAAAGGAGGTGTCGAGGAAAAAGTTGGACGATCTCAAGACGGGCACACCGAGCCTCGAATCGATGATCGAGACCGTATCTCAGAAGTGGACGACGCCCGAATGGGGGTTTCCAAAGGGGCGGCGAGATGTCGGCGAATCCGAATACATGTGTTCCCTACGGGAGCTAAGAGAGGAGACCGGCCTGACTGACGCCGACGTGATTCCCATTAAGAACATGGAGACGATACAGGAGGTGTTTTTCGGGAGTAATCGTATTCAATATTGTCATAAGTACTACGTATTCTATGCCCCGGAGGAGAAAGAGATCGTCTATGATAAGACGAATCCGCACATGTTCCAGGAAATCGGAGACATTCGCTGGTGCTCCTTGGAGGAGGGTCTACAACTCATTCGCCCCGATAATGTGGAAAAGCGCGAAGTGCTCCTACGTATAAGTGGACTTCTTCGGAAGTACTGCCCTCTTCGTCTGCCTGCTACGAAAAAAATAAAACACTTCTTGTAGATGGCTGATATAGCAGGATATACTGATGATGAAATATTGACAATGTGGGATACGGAGACGGATATGGCGAAACGAGACCTTATTCTCAAAGAGTTACAGAGGCCTGGACGAAATTTATTTCCGTCAAAGGCCATGTCGTCATGGGAACTGGAAGCCGGACTGTATCCAGACTCAGAGGACCCCCGTTTCATTGAGAAACTCATGCAGAAACAGGAGTTTGTAGAGAATTTTCAAGAATCTCTAGGAGAACAGCAACGTCGAGGAGAGAATCTGTGTGACACGGAGCGCGAGTTCGAGCTTACAAGCGTGCAGCGGTTCGTCAGTCGTTTCCTTTCTCCACAGAGTCCGTATCAATCGGCTCTACTGTATCACGGAGTGGGTGTCGGCAAAACGTGTGCTGCGATCGTGACGGCCGAAGAGCATCTTCGCGCGAATCCGAAGGATTTCGTATTCATTGTGGCCCCGAGAAATATCCAGCCCGGATTTCGTAGAACGATCTTCGACGAGGAAACGCTTGTCATACCGAAAGATCGGTCACAAGCAAATACGGCCAGAGGATGTACCGGTGACTCGTATCTGAAACGTACCGGCACGGAATATGAATCCGATAGACCACTCATTATGCGCCGGATAACGCAGTCTATCAATGCGCGCTACCGCATTATGGGCTATATTCAGTTCTGGCGCTATATACAGGACGTGATTGATTCCGTCACGAAAACGGCCGATCCGGAACGCACGCGTCAAGAGGAGGTGAAGGCACTTCATCGCGCATTTGATGGAAAGTTCCTTATTATTGACGAGGCGCACAATCTGCGGGACGTGCCAGGTGAGACGGAGGACGATAATTTGGATAATCCGGATATGGATAACGACATTTCCGAGTCGAAGGCGGGGAAAAGATTGACGCCGACTCTTATACGAATGCTCTCCGTCGTACAGGGAATGAAGATGATGCTGCTCTCGGGTACGCCAATGTATAACAGTTACAAGGAGATCGTCTTCCTCCTGAATCTCATGTTGAAGAACGACAAGAAGGCCGAATTGACGGAGCGGGAAATCTTCCATTCCGCCGGCGGGTTTCGGAAAGGGGAAGAAGGCGGTGAAAGCGGGGCGGAGGTGCTCGGGGCCGCCGCAAGTGCCTATATAAGTTTCATGAGGGGTGAGAATCCGCTCACATTTCCGGTGCGCCTTGCGCCGCGTGGAACTCCGCGCTTAACGGCGTGGCCCACAGAGGATCCGGAAGGAGAGCCGCTTCCTTCGACGGAGGAGGCGACCACGATCCGACGAAATACTTTGATGAACATGCCCTTCGTGCCCGTATCATTTGAAGGGGAGAATAGGAAGATCGTGAAGTCGATTGCGACGTCCGTCATAGAGACAAGTGGTGGTCTAGGGCTTAGAAGCATTGATGAGATGGTTCAGTCGGGGAATTGGCTATTTCCAGGGAACGAAGATGCGGATCCGTCGACCCGTATTCGTGATGTGGGATTTGACACGGCCTTCAGCGAGACGAAGGCGGGAATCATAATCCAGTTTGCGGCGAGAGAGGATCCTTCCTGGCTAGAAAAGGGACGGTTGAAGGATTTTTCACCCAAGACGGACTTCATACTGAATCGTATCCCTAATACAAAGGGGATCGTATTCATCTATAGCCGTTTTATAAAGTCGGGGGCCTTGCCGATCGCTCTAGCTCTAGAGGCGAACGGGTATTCGCCGGCGGGAGCAGGGAAGCCTCTTCTTACGAATGCGAATCTGGGGAAGCTGGGGCGCCAGTGTGCGATGTGCGAGATTCGTGAAAAGGCGCACGCGGGTCGCACGCATCCGTTCGTCCCGGCAAAATACGTTTTGTTAACGGGGCAAATTGGCCTATCTCCGAACAATGCGGCCTCGATTAAGGCCGCGCGCTCAAAAGAGAATATGTATGGGAAGGACGTGAAGGTGGTGATCGGCTCACAGGTAGCTTCCGAAGGTATTGACTTGCGGTTCGTGCGCGAGATATATGTATTTGACAGCTGGTTTCACTTGAATAAGATGGAACAGGTTCTGGGGCGCGGCGTGCGCACATGTAGTCACAGCCTTCTAAAGCCGATTGAGCGGAACTGTACGATTCATTTGCTCGTCAATACATATGGCGAGGAGCCGGTGGAGACCGCCGATCTGTATATGTACCGTGTAGCCATGAACAAGGCGATTCAGATGGGGCGGGTGACGCGCGTTCTAAAGGAGAACGCGCTGGACTGCAATTTGAATTTGGGGGTGAATTACGTGAACGATCTGGACCCGATTGAACGGCTGGAGGATTCTCAGAGATATATACGTGGAATAGAGGACAAGGATCCGGAGCAGAAGAAACCCATACAGATCAACGATACGTCCTATACGAGTATTTGCGACTGGATGGAGTGTCCGTACACGTGCGCGAAACCGATCGATTTGAAGGCGATTCTCGAAAAGAAGAAGGATATTGATATGTCAACGTATGACGAGTATGCGATGCGATGGCGGGAGTCCCAGATAAAGGATTTGATGAAATACGTGTTTGAGGAGGAGAGGCAGCCAAGTATAAAAGAGGAGGCGCTCGTCGACACCTTTCTTGAAGCCGGTATACCATTTATCGCCGTACAGACATTGATACGAAATGTGGTTGATAACAAGTCATTCCGTCTGGTGATAAATAATCAGGAGGGATATATCACTCGGCGCAACACATATTTTCTGTTTCAGCCGATTCGCCTGGCGGATGTGCGGATACCTTTGGCACTGCGCGTGGCGGATGTGCCTGTTGGGCGAGATGAGTATACGCCGATGAAATACAAATATGCGCCTGTGAAGCCTGATGTGAAGCCAAAGACGGCTGTAAAGCCTGATGCTAAGCCAAAGGCGGCTATAAAGCCTGATGCTGAGCCGGACGCTGAGCCAAAGGCGGCTGAGGAACAAGCGGAACCTCCAGCAGGACTCGCAGAGGCCTATTGGAACGCCTGCGTCACTTGGGCGGGACAAATACGCGACGGCTCCTCTCCCTTAGATATTCCACCAGAGATGATTGATATTCTAAAACGGCGCTATACGGGTGATGCATTCAAACGGGAGTTCAGCGTAATTTCCATGATATCCTGGATGTTTGAGAATATTCGGAATTCCAGTGAAGCCGAGAAGGAAAAGTATCTGGGAGTTTTAGCGGATATATTTACAGAAATAATCTGGGACGAGAGTCTGAATTCACAGGAACAGATCGAATTATTTTATAAACTATCGGGCGAGGAATTGGATAGCGCAACAAGAGAACAGAGGGTCGTAAGCGAAGGAACCCAGGTCTTCCGATATGTGAATGTCACTACAGGTGCTATTGAATACATGTGCGGAAAGGCGGAGCCTTGTACACCGATCATTGTGAGAAAGTTCGAAACGGACAAGACTGATCCGGTCAACGTGGCCGAAGCAAATCGCGAGACCACTGGACCTATATATGGATTTCTCGTTCCGAAGCTGGGAACTGGCAAAGTCGTTCTGAAGACGAATGATAGCCCTGTGAATAAGGGAAAGAATCCGGAAAAGGGGAAGGAGTGCGAAAATGTGAGTACGATGTCCGGACACAAGGACCAGCTTCGTATGATACGCGAGATGGTCGTTGCCTTAGGATATCCCCAGTTCCTCTTAACGGACGCAGTTTTGAACGAAAAAGAGGATCGAGCGAAGGCGAAGGTGGTTGAAAAGGGGGGTAAAAAGAAGAAGGAAGAGGATGGGCTGACACCGATGGAACGCGAGGAGAAGAAGATGCAGGAGAAACTCTTTAAGGATGTACGGAAATTCCAGAATGTGATTAAGGCGTGCGCCCTGAAGAATATTATGCTGCGAATGATCGACAAACTCGAGCGTGGCAAACAGCGGATGCGATATTTCTATCGACCGGTTTTGGCGATTAAGACGCGCCACCGCCTAAAGTGAGAGATTAACGGCATGTGCTGAAGTTAGGTACACCCCTAGGGTGTACCTAACTTAGCCTACATGCCTACAGTAGTGATGTAGGCACAAAATAAGTACCCCCAAAGGGGGTACTTAACTTCAGCACATCACGGTATACGC